TAATCCTTATACGGTCATTACTATCAACTACTGTTAAAAGCCCCTTGTACGCCGTGTAAGAGCTTGGTGTGGCATTGACAGTTTCTATGTTAGTCCATACTCCGGATATATTCTCCTGTATATAGATATCTGCGTTATCATCAACTTCTAGGTAGTAACTTTTAGCCCCAATTATTCCATTTTCGTTTGGGTAGAATTGGTCTTCTCCTAAAAACTCCTCCATTGTAAAATCTCTTTTTAACAAATTACTAACAGGAGAGTGAGAATATTCAAAAGTTTTATAATTTCTATTTTCTTTAAATAACTCTTTCTGTGCCATGTCTATTAATAACACTACCTTTTCTTTCAAGTCGACAACGTCAGCCTCTGGTATTATTGTACCTTCATCTGTCCATTCGTCGAGTAATACTCTAACTCTTTTAAAAATATCATTTGCTGTCAATGTCACTCACCTCCTATCTACCTTTCATTTGTTGCATTTTTTTCATCTGCATTAACTTCATAGCCTTAGGGTTCTGTTGTTTTTCTTCCATCGGCTTTCCTTCTTCTGTTCCACCGGATAATTCTTTTAGCTTACCCATAATTTCCTCAATTTCCATTTTCTTTTCATCTAGCTTACTTTTTAAGTCCATTACTTCTTCTTCTTCACTACCATATTCTTCTTCTTCCATTCCTTCTTCCATATCATAATCTTCTTTGTATTCCATTATTCCCCCTAACCTACCAATTGTATATAAGACAATCCAATAAATGTTTCGTCTGACGCTCCCGCACCATCTGTATCAATATATAAATATTCATCAATATCAAGTTTTAAATTTAATGAGCCCGATGTAGTTATACTTTGAGTCTTTATCCCGTATATCGGAAGAACTGTACTATCATCACTTGAACGTTTTATTAAAATGTCAAAAACATCGCTCTGTGCTATGGTCATACCTTTAATTACTAATTTATTACCAGCGTCTGGCGTTAAAATGGTAGTAGCTGTTTGTTCGCCTATTAATGTTGCTGGTAAAGATGTAAAACCGCTGGAGTTATCTACTCCCAAATTAATAAAACCATTAGAAGATTGTTGGAACGCTTTTAAAATTATTCTTCTTAACTTTTCGGTTAACATTGTTAAGCCTCCTCTTTTAATTTTTTAAGTATTTCTTTTTTAGACATTTTGTAAGTTGAAAACTTTGCCGAATTTCTTAATTCTTGAAATGTCATTCCGCTATAATTAATATCTTGAAAATCAAACTTTTTCTTTAGTAATTTTATAAGCTTTTTATTTTCTGTTCTATACTCGCCTTTTTTATCAAATACAAATAATGGTTTATATCTATGATTTCTTTTATCATATTTAACTACCGATTCGTTTGGCTCACCAAAAAACTTCATTTATATTCTCCTTTCATTTTATATAAAAAAAGGTGATAGGATAATTCCCATCACCCATTTGCTTATGCAAACACCAATTGCTTTGGTAATTCAACTACAATGAATTTTACATCAGCCTCTGTACCAGTAAAGGCACCATCATCTTGGTCTAACACTTCTACATCAATTTTTCCATCTACATTTATAAATCTCGCAGACTCAAAATATCCTACTCCAGCTAGAGAAGATACAGCAATATCAACTTCCAAGTCGCCTTGGGTAGCTGACATTCCAACACCAGCCTTAAATGTTACTCTACAAGCATTAGTATCGTCTGTGTTCTCAACGATAACTGCGTAGTTCTCATCGCCTCTACCTTCTAAATCGATTGTGAATGACGCCGAACCAGCCTCTTTAGTAACCGTAGCTCCGTCATTAACTTTTAACAAGTTCTTAGTAATATCTGCCATTTTATATCATGCTCCTTTGCTTTATATTATACTACTGTATCGTCAACAGTTGTTAAATCTAAATGTGCCATTTCTTTTGGTTTAACAGTTTTTCCACCGTATAAATGCAATCCTTTTACAGCGTCTTTAAAACCATTTGGCGGTCTATATTTCTCAACTTTATTAATTTGTTCTGCATACGCAATAGCGTCTTTTGTTCTCATAATACAATGTGAGTTTCTACCAGTTTTCTCTAAGTTGTTAGATACATAAATCATCATACCTAATACTTCACTCCATTTTCCAGATTTAGCAGTTTTGCTATTATCAGTAAATACGATATCAGCTAATACTATTTTCTGGTAAACGTCTGGTGTAACCTCTAAAATAACTTCTGTTGTTTCTCCAACGTTATTCTCTCTTAATGCTGTTCTAGCGTCCATTAATGTTGAATAAATATTAGAAGTATCTAAATCTGTTTCCGTAATTGTAATACCAGCGTCTAAATATTTTGCGGCAATAAATTGCTCTGCAACATCATTTAAACCAACAGTAGCTTTTCTAATAGCCTCTGCCATAACTCCACTATCCGCTTGTTTCTCATCAATATCGTCTAACTCAAATGCGAAAAACTTAGATTCTGTGATTTCAAGTAATCTACTTTCGTCTTTGATTGTTTCTGGTGTAATAACTGTAACGCCCGGCTCATAATCTCCGATAGTTGGTGATAATACTGAATTAATCTTAACTTTGTTACCCTTTGCAGTAATTTCCCCAGACCATTTTCTCGTACAGTTCTTAACTAACATATGTTGCTTGTCTAAGTCCTTTAAAATCTTCTTAGCCCATAACGTCGGCTTAAAGTTTCCAATTGCTCCCATGTTTTACAGCTCCTTTTTAATATACTTTTAAGTTACATTGTTGAAGTAACCACTCTTTTCAATCCTGTCAAAGTTCTCCTCAATCCAACTGTCCCCTTTCTTATCGACCATTTTGTTAACGTAGTCGGTAGTCCATTCCGAAGTCTCGTTGGTTTGGTTATTGTCTTGAGTAGAACCAGTAGAAGACTTTTTATTTTCTTCCATTTTCTTTAGTACGTCTTGTTCTGCATTCTTTGATAAATTCTCTAAAGCGTGTTCCATATAAGCTTGTTTTAAAGAAGTACCATTTTCGGTTGCCTCCCAAACTTCTGGCGGTATTGTTTCTACGTCTAGCTCACCGTCAAAAATACCAGCACCTTGCTTTTCAGAATACCAATCAAGAAATTCCTGCATTTCCTTTTGTTCATCTTCAACAGTTTCTTTCTCTTTTAGTTTACCTTCAAGTTGCTCTAGGCGATAGTCACGTTCTGACTCCTCTCTAGCTTGTTTGGGCGTCATTCCGGCATCTTCATATTTCTTTTCACGTTGCTGTAAATCAATAGCTTTAAAGAAGTCGTCGGGGTTATCATAACCAGAATTTTTCATTCTTTCCATAGCCCATTTCTTCATAGGGTCATCATTAGCTTTTTTCATTTCTTTTTCTAAATCTCCATATTTACTTTTTATTTTATCGTAATTCATACCCTTTTGAGCTAATTCTATTGCTTTTTCTCTATCGGTTATAACACTTTCTTCATCATTGTATTTTACTTTTAATTCAAATTCTGATAATTCTTCTTCTTCGCTATCGTCAACTTCCCCATCATCTTCGTAATCTTCTTCTAAATCTTCATCTGCCTCCTGTACATCTTCGGCTGGTGTGCCTTCTTCTTCGGCAAACAATTGTAAATCAAACTCGATTTCTGGTTTGAAATCTTTACTCATAATTAAAGCTCCTCTCACGATTGGTTTATCGCTTATACTAATTAAACGTTCCTACTCATTCCTTGCTGTTGTTGCGTTACCGCTTGTTGCTTAACTCCAGCTCTATTCATTTGTTGCTGTTGTTGCTGTCCATCTACACTAGCTTTCTCGGGGTTAGAACGCGTCTGTGACACGTTTTGAGCCTCCGCAGGTGCATTACCTTGAATAGGTGAAACTCCTTGTTCTAAAGACATTCTCATAATAGCCTTTTCTCTTTCCGTTTCTTCCATATTCATGATAGTTGCTTTTGTTTCATCGTCTAGTTGGTCTAACACTCTTGCCATCATTTCAAACTTGAATTTTCTATCTATATCACCAGCACCACCTAGTTCGTCTATTAACTCATCTTGGCGTGGTATAATATCAGCAGGGTATCTCTCGAGATATTGAGTAATATTTATATGCCCTCCGGATAGTAATTGGTCTAATACTTCTATTGTTGATAATTCCGAGTATTGCGTACTAGCTCCAATATCAACTTTGGTTTTTAAGTACACATCTTTTAAATCAGTACCAGTAAAGCTTAATATATCTTCTTTATCTTTTGATAACACTTTTCTAGCCATTTTATACTTATTCTTGTAGAAGTCCAGCCAAATAGCTGATACATCTTCTAAGTAAGTATAAAAACGTCTTTTAATAGTTTCTAATGGAACAGCACTAGCTTTCTGTTGTGCTATTAACGCAGAAGTGTTTTCTGGTCTTGATATACCTAGTATGTTCTCATTCAACCCTTTAAACTCTCTAGTTAATTCAACTACATCTGTTATAGCCTTGTCTACATCGATTGAAATATCCTTAGGCTGTACAAATTGCATTGTATTTGAAATATCTCCATTAACTCCGTGCATTCCGCCAATTTGATTTGTCATACCTTGTATCTTTGTCTTGTCGTATAAGAATTTTGGCATTGACATCATCATAGTGTGCATTTGTCGCATTGCTTGCATTTTATTTATATATTGTTGATTCTTGATGATTTGAGTTATTTCAGCATTTGCATATATGAAATTCTTTCTCAACTTCCAAGGCATTATGGCTACTGGATACAAAGACAATTCAGAGTTTGTCTTTTCCTTAATAACCAAGTCCCTAGTAGTTTTAGTGAAGTGCATTTTGCTTTCTCCGTCCACATTTTCTTTCCACATCTTCAATATAACTGTAACAAGTCCTTTTTCTCCTTCAAACCTATTATTTCTTACGCTTTCCAGCTTATCAAATTCATCTGAAATTGTTTGAGAGTCTGGACGTATAAGAGATAATTTTTCTTCGTCCACATCATTAGCTTTAGCCATTTTTCTAACTTGTTTAACAGTTTTCTGAAAATCTATTACTATATAATCTTGCTTTTGTATATTAACTTCTGCCGGATTGCCAACTCCAATATTTACACTATCGACTAATTCACCACTTATATCACCTTGTGTTACAAAGTCATTTCCGGTTCTAATTGTGTTGTCCCAGAACCAATGGCTTACCCCTAGTCCAGATAATGCACTATCTAATAACATTCTTTCATTCATATCTTTCATATTTGTTCTTTCCCAGTTAATGTCGTCCATTTTAGAGAAAGCTTTGGAGGCTAACTCTACTCTTTTGTTTTCTTTCGAAAGCTCGTCAGACATTCTGTGTATTGATATTTGATTAGCCATGACAGTAGACACCTTAACATCTACCATTTGCTCTAAGAAGTTAAATACAGGCTTTGGTAACCCATTCGATTT